GTCCTACAGGCTTAAAGCCATGAACTTTCAACCCGCCCTCCCTGCTAAATGATAAAAACTCTCACTCTCACTTAAGTAATTGCAAATGCAATCAATTTAATGAGAATGACTATCATTTGAGTCGTTCGCGCGCGGTTTTTCTCTTGTGACACGGCCAGCACAGGGCTTCAAGGTTTGAATCGTCATCGGTACCCCCATGCGCCTTTGGTTTGATATGGTCAACAGTCTTTGCATCGGTCACTCGGCCATTGCGTTTACATTCCTGGCAGAGATGCTTGTCGCGCTTGAGTATGCGGGCTCGCCTCGCATCCCAGTCGCTACCATAACCGCGTTGATGCCTGCTCAGTCCGTTCTGATGCTGCTGCCACCCTTCATTAAGGTGATCATCGCAATAACCAGAACGGTCTGTGGTTGTTTTTGCGCATCCGTGTTTACGGCACGCTCTCGGTATTCTTTGTGGCATCCAGTCTCCACGCCCTGCGGCGTTCTGTACGCGGTGTATTATCGGGGTGGCGCTCAACCGGTGTCACATCAGCATGGTCAACGACTGAGTAACATGGGTAAACCACAGCGCCACCGCATGCATCCCCCACTGCATAGTCAGCAGGCGAGCCATGATTCCATCGGCTGATGACCTGTTGCAGCTTAGGCTGCGGAACGCTGTAGCACACGCCATGAACTAAACGATTGATGGTGATGTATTCCGTCTGACGTTTGTCTGCATCAATTAGCTTTGTTGCTATCTCCAACTGATACTGAGGGGGCCTTCCGGTACCAAGATAAAAGCTAACCAACTGGTCAGGGAAGCGCGCCAGCCAGTCAGTAACCTTCTCGGTGAATCCAGGTACAGGCAGTGCATCATCTTCCAGTATTACCACCCGACAATCCTGAATGGATGCCCAGCGCAATGCTCGGAGGTGGTTGGCATTTGCCCCCATCGATTCATGATCAACAAAGATTTGATGGTTCGGCAGAGCCTCAGCAAGAGCCACAGCCATGTTGAATCGCGATGCGTGCGCTACAATGGCGAACTTTATTTGTGTTTCCACCAGGCATACTCCTTTCCAGTCCCCTCACTGCGAAATACGGTATGGACCAACGGGCCTGTCACGATGCGACCACCGAAAGACTTAGCCACGATCCCAAACGCTATCATGTCGCCAATCGCAGCAGATGCCCTCTCCATCTTCCAAAATCGATAGCTCTCTATCCGATAGAACAAACGGACAATGGCATGTGCAAACGCCATGACGTCTTCACGCTCACCACCCAACACCCCGGCATTCAGCATCACATCATTGCGATGCCTATCGAGGAAATCTTGATAGATGCGCTCGGGGTGCCTCTGCTTAGCCCAGGCGTCTGCGTAGGTCTTCGGTTCTGAACCAACGTAAACCTTGCCTAATTCCATTTCACCCCAAGGTTCTCTAAGCATCTCGACGTCAGTGCCATCGGTACACCAAACAAACCGGTATTCAGGGTGATCTCGCAAGTACCACCAGATATGCAGCCAGCGCCGGAAGTAAACATTCATATTCACTTCAGGAAATAGGACCAAAGAGGAATTGTCCGGCGCTATTGTCAGTTCATCCGCCAGCACAATGGCTTTGCCACCTTTAACCGATGCCGCCCAATTAGACAGATGGTCAGGTGACGCTTGCATTTTCGTACCGCGCTGCGGGTCGGGCTGGCTGGTGAGTAGCGTTGTGATTACCGCGTTGCGCGGCGTCCGATATTCAACGTAACCGGTATACCCCGTATCGCGTCGGTCGTTGTGGATCTTCACATTACGTTCAACCAGTGCTATTCGGTCAGGTTTTGACACCGACCGTTCTACGGCTTCATGTTCATCAAGAGAATGAATAAGCGATACCGAACCAGCCACATCGGCATAGGCCCACGTAGTTAACCCGGCGTTGTGTATGCGTAGCGCCAGATCACTATGTTCGTACATGCCTCGGCCATAAACCGGGTCAAACCCACCAACCCTTTCAATAGCGCTGCGGTGGTAATACAACATCACGCCGCGCTGGCCAGTGTATGCAACGTGGTCATCATCGGAGTAAAGCACAGCCAGATCTTGAAGCTTTCTCAGTCCAGCCAGATCGAGAAACTGATAAGACAGATGCGGCTCCGGTGATTCGATGTATGGCAGATGCCAACCGTCAGCGATGGGCCATGCGTCGTCGTCCCACAAGAAAAGATGCTCGCAACCGGCATCCATCAGGGACTCAAGGCTAGCGTTCTTTGAGGCAACAATACCCTGTGATTTTTCATGCCTGATTAGCCTGATTCCTTCAGGCGCAATAGCTGCCGGCACCGAACCATCATCGACAACAACCACCAGCGCACCTGCTGGCAAATGCTTCATGTGCTGTGAAATAGCGCGAAACAATACCTCGGGGCGCTGATGTGTTGATATGGCTATGCCTATACGTGAAAAAGCCTGCTGGTTAGCAGGCTCATATTCGACTCCATCAATGAGAACTTTCATTACGGCACCTTAATTTTGCATCGTTGTGCTGGTGCTTCTTTCCGGAGAGCGATAACGCCAGGTTGCCAAAGTCGATCCTCTTTCGCTCATCAGATACGCGACATCACCGCCAGCGCTCGTGAGGCCCTCACCCAAATTTACAGAGTTGCTCAGGTTATCGTAACCCTGAAATGAAATCGTATTGCTGGCCTGATTGAATATCGGATCTTGCGCCTGGTGGATTACTTCATTGCCGTTGGCAGTAACAATTTTCAGTGTGAACATGGTCTTCTTCTCCTGTCTTGCGGGCATAAAAAAAACCGCCGTAGCGGGTTGTTATCGATGTTCTGTTACTTTTTGCCGTTGGCCTCAGCCATTTGCTGATAAACCGGCGCTGAGCCAGTTGGCAGCCTCTTGCTCACCTCGCGGTAGTGCGCCACGCGCTCGCGGAAGTACTCACGCAAGTGCGCTGGCTGCTCATTCTCTACCTGCATCGCTATCACTGGCTGGTTCATGCGCTCTTTGTACGCTACGCCTGATGCTGCAAGGTCTACGTTCACCTTGTCCATTTCTTCTTTTGGCAGATTGCCGAGATTGTATGACATGGGATCCTCCTGTTGGGGAGGATTATACATCAGCATTATCGGTGGCAATCAGTGAATGCCACCGATAATGCGGCTACTCAACCAGTGTCAGTTGGTCTTCGTAAATCCAGATGTCTACCGTTCCCTCTGACGCAGGCAGGTTCAACAGGTACATCGGGCCCTCTTCGCTATCGAATGTTCCCAGAATTACAGAGATTTCACCCGTGGTGGTTTTTACTTTCTGCCCTACTTCATATTTGAACATTTACTAACCTTCCAAAAACGTTAATCGGAGCTACAGGAGCCTGAATCGCTGGAACTGCTGCCGCTGTCGTAGGAGCAACTCGAATCACTGCCACTGGAATAATCAACACCAACCCACAGCGGACTTACAGGGTTTGGCGGATTCAGTAGATCACTGCCGGTGCTACCCGCGTTCTGTGCTTCACGGCGGCGGCGCTCTTCCTGTTCGCGCTTGCGCCGCTGTTCATAAAAATATCTGCTCATTAGTTTCTCCAGGCAGCATGCCAATTATCATTACGGATTTTTTGGTGGAGGGTTCACTGGGCAGCGCCTGCATTCACTACCACGGAACCTACAGCAGCAGCGAGGCTGATAGCCCATACTGATGAGCGGCGGCGGTGGTGTTGGCGCCGGCTTCACGTAGTGATCAGGTGGCGGCGGGTTGCGCCCTCCCTTTTCCATACCATATGGCCTGGGTGGTTGTGGCGGAGGTGCTGGCCGCACCCACGGCGGGGGTGGTGGTTGATTTCTTCGACTGGTGCCACCAGCAATCAGCCGCACGAAAAAAAATGGTACGACCACAAACACCACAAAAATAAATCCTATCCACATCACACTGAATTGAATGAACTCTTTCATGGTTAGCCCTTAATGCCTGCACGCCAAGTGTTGAGCGTGGTTATCTGACCGGCGCAGATTTGCAATGAGGTCTGAAGCGACAGCGTATAGCTGACGGCATCGCCCCAGGTATCTCCCTGTAGCGCAGGTTGCTCACAGGGGGTGAATACTGATTCAGGGGGTAAAAGCACCACCTGTTGCGGTACCGGTGGCAGCGTTTTGCTGCAGGAGGTCAATAACAGCGGCAGGCATAGGACTATTCCCACATTTGTCGTTTTTAAGTGCTTCACGTAATGCCCTCTGGTAGCGTTTACCCTGCTGGCGCAGTTGCTGCTCTCTTTGCTGTTGTTCTGCTGCTAAGGCTCTGTTCTTCCGGTCTTGTTCTTGCAGGGTTGAGATTAGTCCTGACTGCTGCGCCAGCGTCCTTTCCTGCTGCTTAACCTGGTCACCAGCCTTTACCGCGTTACCGTGGAAGTAAAACGCAAGCCTGCCGACGACAATCAAAGCCACCAGCAGCAAACCGATCGCCATCGTGCGAAAGCTGAATGAGGTATTCATGAGAGAAACATTTCACGCTCTGCCGCACGGCGCTTCACCAGCCCAGGCATAACCTTGCCACCGCTGAATTTCCAACGTGGGAATTGGTCAGCGGCACCCAGCACATCACCGGCATTGAATTTCTTCACCAGTGTGGACTGTGCGAATTCTGGCCCTCCGATGTTGAATGCCAGCGATACCATCGCGTCGAACTGGTTCTGCGTCATTGTCCGCTTAATGGCGCTGTTTACCGTGAGTTCAAATACGGCCAAGTCATCGGAGAGGAATTGCTCTGCCTGTGCCTCCGTGATCCGGTCACCCGGCTTAACCCCTTTGGTATGGCCCCATCCATTCGTCCAGGGCTTACCGCCAGTGCCGGGATCTGGATAGGCGACCAAGCGGAGAGCTTCAAACCCTTTGATAAAACCACGGCCTTTCTTACTTGTCTGCATCACTCACTCCTTTTCTATTCAAGCCACTGATGCGCTGCAATAGTGATATGGCGGCCTCGCGGATTACCCTGGCCCCAATAACGCCAAGCACCGAGAACACAAATAGTTCGATTTTCATCGTCTCGGTTTTGGATAGCACATCACCCATTCCCGGCAGCATCTCAATAGACCGAACCAACAACGGCGAAAGGACTGGGACCGTAGTTACTGCAATCAAGCCGGTGAGCAATGCATCCACCAAGGCTGTGCGGATCTTACCGCCATAGAAAAGGACACGACCGAATGCCAAGGCTGATGTAATCACCATGCCGTTTATCCAGTTGGCGTTGGTCGAATAGAGATTTGCCAACCAACTAAGGAAGGCATTGTCATTGTGGGGCATTTTCATACCTCCCCCTTCCGGGGTCTGTCCCGGTACCGGGTTATGGATAGGGTTCAGCCACCAGCCGTAAACGAGTAGGCGATACGGGGTGTGCCAGGTGTGTGTCGGATGTTGGCTGGGGCTGAAATGCAAAAAGGCCACGCATAAGCGCAGCCATTAATGATTGTTGTGACACCAGGGCGCTACCCCTGCTTACTTCCTGCCGCTCTGTTTTGGTATTGGCCGCCAGTTGCTGCGGCACAGCCGATTTACAGGTCTTTGCGTCGGCCGGCGTTGCAGTACGCTAGTACACATCACAACGGAAATAGCACTCGACCTGAGACGGCTTATCGTCTCTCTTTTCCCTTGCGGGTGGCGCTTGGCCAACGGCCCGGCCGAATGCTCTTACCTGTTGTACCGCTACCAGCAGCGCTTCTCTGATTCGAATTTCTCAGCCAGCTTATCTGCATCAGGCAGCAGCGCCCAAGTGATATAAAAATCGTGCGGCAGCATCTCGCTACTCATCCAAGGGTAAATACCAACGTGATAAACCTCACCGTCCTCTTCTCGAGCACGGACAAATCCATCATGCCAACCATCACAAGGATTGAACACAAGCACTGCCCGGCCATTCAAATCAGCGGTCGGTAATTCGCTGGCAGGCCGAAAAACGAGACTCTCGGTAACGTGTTTTGACATCCGTCCTCCCGATACGAGAAACCCCCGCCGGAGCGAGGTTTTTATTTTGGTGCCGGTCATTACATTTGTGGCACGATATCAAATTAACGCTAAATATGGCGTATTTAATTAACTTTTGCAAGACCTTGCTGCGAAAATGTCGATTTTTGTTGTGATCGTGATCTTGAAAGTGCCAAGAGCCCATCACGGTCAAGGCTTCGAAATATGCCACGCATCAGTGTCCAGTATGGGTTGTAGTTCTTTGACCAGTTTTGGGGGGATACCTGAAGCAGCGCAGCGACATCCTGCAGCTGGTACACCTCCCCGCCTATTGCCTCCGACCGCACATCCTGAGCAGCCAGCCAAATGAGCGACCTCAGCCGCTCTATCGTTTTCCCGGCAATCTTCTTACCCTCTATGTCGGATTTGAATTCTGACCAGGCCCACTTGGTGATTTCCACTTGGCGGCTAAAGTCCAGATCACCTGTATAGCACCATGCTAGCCAGGAGCGCTGATGTCCATTCAATGGGTATACAGCCCGGCGCCACGATGTCGCTAAAAATGTCTCTGGCTCTATCAGGGCAATAGCGCCAGAACTTGGCCGTGTTTCGGTACCCGGTACCGGATTACTATGAATAACGATCCGGGTACCGTCTGGCTCTACAATGGTGCGACGCTTACGCTTCAGGCGCGTTGTGCTGACCTGGGTTGACTCAGTGAATGCCTGCAATTGCCCTTTCGTCTTCCCACTCAGGTCGGCAGTAGCCATGATGAATCTCTCGCGAATGTACTGCAGGTATTGTTCGGTCACGATCATGCTTTAATCTCCAGGCGTCTGGCCCGCATGCCAGCTCGCCTATACTCCACACTTATGAAATGGCACCGATCGATAACGAATGGTCAATGAACCTGAACCAGACCTCGATCTGAGTGCCGTACTCTTCTTCCCAGCGTGACATGTCACGATGCAATTCATCGTGATGTTTTCGACATAGCGGGATGGTAAAGAAATCGTGTGCCTTGGTGGCCATCCCGCCCTGACCGTGGCCAATGATGTGGTGTGGGTCGTCGGATGGGTTGCCACAGCACGCGCAAGGCTGAGACTTAACCCAGCGAGTAAATTTTTCACTCGTCCATCGTTCACGCTTGGGGATCTTGAATAATGCCTTTGGCGGCTCTGGATCGATTACCAACACCTTTGCCGCCTTCTTGGCTATCTCGGCCACTATCTGCCGCGCGGCCGGTGTGTGCGTGATTTCTGCCTCTCGTTTCACACCGCTCGGGACTGAGTGGGGTTTAATGCGAAGCGAGGCCGCCGCCACGTCTTCGGGTATCAGGTCGATCACTTCATGCACCCACGCCCACCAGCACAACTCTGGCAGCGTCAGTTGATGGCTCTCGTCGAACATGAAGTGGTGCCGGGCGCGGTACACCACAAAATCGGCAATATTCTGCTCTGCCAACAGTTTCATCTCCGGCAGGCTTTTATCACCGTGTACATGGGAATGGTGCCAGCAAAGGCGCGTAGCACCGCCAAAAACTCGCAACGTTTCCATGTTTTTATCGTGATAGGTATCCGGCCACTGGCATTTAAAGCTACGCCCTAACCAGCTCTCCAGGCTGTTGATGCCACCGGCTGCATCCAGGACACGTTCATGCATGAAGAATGACTTGAAGCGCGGGTCGCTGGCCAGTTGCTGCTGTACAGCCGGCAGTGGACCTGTTGGCATATCGCGAAACTCTGCTGGTACCGTAGCCACCAGCACACGATCACCGAACATCGGCAACAGTTCAGCTTCGGGTTTCAAGATGACTTGCCCCAGTTCGCGGACAACGATCCCTTTCATCAGTCCGCGCATGGAGCCACCTCGCTGATCTTCATCTCGACCTTCCCACCCTTGGTAACCGGCCCCCACTCGGCTACGATGCGTTTAATCTGTCTGTCATCCAGCCACACTCCAGCTTTCGTCATCGCATCAAACAGGGCCTTGAAGTAGTTATCCAGATCTCTATTGGCTCGCGTAGGCGGGTAGAACAGAACCTCAACAGCGATATCCGTGCTGATGGGATTCGGCCGGCGGCGCAGTTGCTCCATCACCTGAGCGATAGCTTCTGCCTGAAATGCTCTACCGCGCTCACTGACCAGGGTGCGACCACGGGAGGATCCTTTGTTCGGCGAACGCCAGTAGCCGTTTACGCTTGGCGGGAATGGCAACGTTAATTTCATGCTGCCACCTCGCGCAGTGCTCCAGCTCCAATTCTGAGCAGCTCAGCCCGGCTTACGGTGGTGAACTGGCAACGAGGCTTAATGAATGGGCGCCAGATCAGAAACATGCTGCCCTTGTTGTTGCCGTTTACCGGCTTACCGGACCCGGCGTTAATGAACGATATGCGTCCGTCGGTGATCAGCCTAACCTCATCAACTGTTTGCAATGCCAGCGAGAACCAACCTACCGAAATATCTGCCGGCAGCAGCATGACGATCGGCTGATTTTGTACGCGGCACTGCTCTGCCGCTTTCTCTACCCAAGGTGCTGGCGCGCTGTACGGCGGATTGCACCAGATTGCGCCGTAGCTCTCCCAGTCAACAGTGAGGGCATTGTGCTGCTCTGTCAGGTAGCGAGCACACAGGGCATTGCTATGGTCCGCTGCTGCGTCCAGGTAAAACCCAAATTCAACATCCAGCGCGCTGAATATCTCGATCGGGGTCTGCCAGCGGTCTTTGTGCTCTGCAAGTGTTTGGCTGGCGCCAAGGTAATCAGATTTCATTCACCCTCCTTGGCACATCGAGTGCTTGTGCTTTCACCGTGAGATAATTTCCTTCAAAAGAGAACGCCAGCAACACCAGATCCCACCCGTTGACTTTCGCCAGCCGGCGCAGGTCCTGATACATCTTCCAGTCGCTTCGAATTTTTCGGATCTTCCACCGGCGCCACACCCGGTGCCCCACCGCCAACAGAGGCAAAACCTCAATGCCAGATACACACTTCATGCTGGCTGCTCCTCTGCGGCTACCAACCGGTAGAAATAAACCTGCTTGCCGGTATCTGGATCCTTCAACATGCGTTTTTCTTTCACCAGCCCATGCGCTTTGGGGTCAACTTCGCGCAGCCTGGCGCTAATCGCGGCTTGTGTGTCGGCCACGAAAAACATCATGAATACGGTTCGTTCCAGGTCGCGTAGCGTCATCCACGTAGGGCCAGCGGCTGCCTGAATAACTCGGCCCATTTGATTTTCAGGGGTATCTTTCAGCATGCCAGCCAGAATTAACCGGCGGATGCCGCTGTTAACGCGCTCACTCTCGAACACGTCTACCGGGATCGATAATTTTCTCATGATGATTCCCCTTCTCGTTTCGAGCGAATGCGTGCCAGCAGCTCTTCGCCCTTGCGCTGATATTTGCCGTCTTTGTCCATCAGTTCAGATGGGGCTGGGATGTGTTCTTTGTGGGTGATCTGCGGGGCTGGTTGTGGAACGCGCTCGCCTTTTGCCAGACGCTTTGCCCACCGGCTGAGGTGCAGCTGGATAGACTTGCGAATTTCTGCGTCGGTGTAGTTGTGTTGATGCATCAGGTGACGAACGTCGATCACGATCCAGTACATGACGGGAGCCGACCAGTTGAAGTCCTCGGGTCTGGCATGCTGCCCACGCTTAGCGCTGTAGCGCTTAAACTCCGCTTCAACCTCTTCGACTGATGGCAGTCCAGCACTTTCAGCAGCGCCACTCTTGCACCAGCCAATGAACTTGCCGCAGCTTGGCCAAAAATCGGTTTCCTGCTGGCGAGCCATCCGCATGCCAGCTTTGACCTGCTCTACCGAGGTGATCCCGTTTTCGGCGAACGCGAGGATCCACTGACGTTTTGCCGCTGCGACTTCAGCAGGTGTACTCAACGCCGTCTGCTTAGCGGCCGGGAAAATCTGCATCAGGTTTGCGAATAACGCGTCCACCAGCTTTTCAGCGTTCTCGTTCACCACTCGCGCCTGCGGCTCCGCCGGCATCATCCGCGCCAGGGCGCCACCGTCACGGTTCTGAACAGCACTCATGAATTTGTTCATAGGGTGTTCTCCCATGCTTCAGCAGTATTCCAATCGCCGCCGCCGTTACCTGCAGCCACCGCAGGAGCTAGTTTGATAGCCAGCTCATCCCATTTTTCTCGCAATTTCGAAGGGCTGAGGACGTTCTTACACCAGAACTTGTCACGGTTAGCTCGCCCAAACAGCTGGCAGATTTGCTTATGGGTGCGCCCTTCTTGTGCGCACATCAGACGGATTTCATTGGCCCAGCCAGACCAGTTAGGCTCCTTGGGTAGGCATATCTCGCCATCGCATTCGGCTGCCTTCTCGTACATTTCAACGATTCGTTTCCAAATCCATTGAGCGCACACCACATCGTCCTTGCTGCCCCAATGCCGTTTTTTCAGGTTCCAGGTGTAGGCTTCTGGGTGAATCGCGAGAAATTTTTCTACAGGAGACAGCTCGGATTCGTCTGGTTGCGGAGCGACCGGACAAGAAGGGTTTTTGTTTTTAGGTTCTAATGACTGGTTCTGGTGCCACGTGGTGCCACAGGGGGTGCCAGCAGGTGACACAGGGGGTGTGTTTTCTGACGACCCACCTGTGCTTTTTGACGCCACAGGGGCTATGCTTTCTGGTGACACAGGGTTATCCAGAGTCAGCATGTAAATATTTGATGTGTTGCCCTTTCCGTTATTGACGCCCAGCCGGTTCTCTTTCGAGAGCAGACCCATTTTTATCAGCGCAGTGATATGAGCCTTTACGGCGCTCTTGCTGCACTCGCAATGGTCAGCAATGTGCTGATACGACGGCCAGCATTCGCCTTTGTCATTGGCGTTATCAGCCATCTTAATCAGCACCAGCTTACGCAGGGGATTGCCAACCTTTATGCTCATTGCTTGAGCCATCAGGTTCATACTCATGCCTGCTGGCCCTCAGCCAGGAACTTGCCGTTACCCACAACCCAAGCTGCATAGCTGTGGTTGATGGCTAACCAGCGTCCCTGTACATTGAGCTCATACGAAAACACTGCCGGCGAACGTCCACCAGCTACAGCACGGCAACGAAGTTGCGGGATACCCGCTAAATTGCGTACACTGTTCATGCGTTAATTACTCCACACGTTTAGTTAATGCGCCCGACGCCACAGACCGCATATCTGTGGCGTCACCCTTTCCAAACATCAGTACTGTCACTGCGTAAATTTCAGAGACCAATGACTGCACTCTGTAACCCTTACTCAACAGCTTTTTACTCTCTTCGTTGTCCAGTACCCCATCAGCTGTAAATTCGTTATGAGCCTTAGCAAACACGCCCATAGCCGCCATGAGTTCGTTGAATTTGTAAAGCAGCTCCTCATTGCCCATCTGCTCGATTTCCGGCAGCTTCACGAACACTCCACCAGCCCGCTTACACATTGCCTCTGTGATATCGCTACGGCCTGAGATTGATTCCATTTCTGCTGCCATGCCCAACGGCACTACCTGCCCTGATACCTGCCTGACACGGTTACGCAGAGCATTTTCAGTGCCGGCTACCGGGTCCAACTGCTGCGCCATCGCGCTGTACTTACCTGGGAACAACGTGATCAGCTTGTGTATCGCTTCGCTGATGTCGTCCTGGGTGGGAAAGTCTTTGTTATCCACAAGGTTTCTCCGCTTCTGTGGTTTTGGTTAAGCCGCTGGCGCGGTAGACTTTTTGTAAAGAGAGAGATCAACTTTCAGTTCACCACCAGTAAGAACTTGGATCTCGAATGCTCGACCTTTGGGAATAATTTCCCCCCAGCCCGATACGGAGGCATGTGACAGCCCTAATGCCTTGGCTGTTTTGCCCACCCCATCGAAGTACGAAATAACATCATCTTTTTTCATGGCTCACTCTTTGGTAATGGAATGGAACACTTGGATAGTAGGATATCTTACATTAAAGAGTCAAGGAATCCTACATCACTAAATGGTAGGATTGCCTACATGGAAATGAATGACCGAATTCGATCAAGACGCAAAGAGTTAAAGCTAACTCAAGACACCTTAGCCAAGCGCGTAGGGGTCAATCGTGTCACCGTCACTGGCTGGGAGTCAGGCGACTATAAACCTGGTGGAGAGAACCTGCAGGCACTAGCTGCTGCCCTAAGCTGCAATCCGCACTGGATTCTTGAAGGTGGCGACATTGACGAAAACATCACATATGTAGGCAAGGTTCGACCAGGGCTCGTCCCTGTAGTTGGTGATGCCGTTTTAGGAGTTGATGGCATGATCGACATGGTCGAGGACCGCGGCGGTTGGCTCAAGATTTATAGCGATGACCCTAATGCTTATGGGCTTCGTGTTCGTGGCGATAGCATGTGGCCGCGCATCCAGTCGGGTGAGTTCGTACTCATCGAACCAGGCACCTCAGTCCATTCAGGAGATGAAGTATTCGTACGTACTACTGACGGCCATAACATGATCAAGGTACTCAACTACACTCGCGACGGCGGATATCAGTTTACTAGCATCAATCAAGACCATAGGCCAATAACATTGCAGCAGAGTGCAGTGCTGAAAGTGGAGTATGTAGCCGGAATCCTTAAAGCCTCTCGCCATGTTGAAGATGAAGAAATTAATGATGTTATTCGTTAATCTCGTAACCTCCAGATCATAAAAAGAATAATCGCAAGATTTATGCATGACACGACCAGCGCAATAAGCGGCAACAAACTTACATTTTCCATACCGGTGCTCCATGACGATTGATCGAGTTCTTTCACTTGTTGCAATAATCGTATCATTCATTGCAGTTCCTGCAAGTGGATACTTGAGCTATAGATTTGCCGTAAAGGGCGAAAAAAGGAAAGAGTTTAATGCAGTTTCAGATGCTATACGCCTTAAGTTACGAGAGCAAAAACGACTGATAGAGCAAGGAGTTTACCCAGGTACTCATGGACTTACGGTTTCAGAATCTGAAATCGATAATTTGATAGACGTCAGTCAAGCGAGATTCAAGAACTCAATATTACTCTCTTGGAAAAAATACCGCGATGCTGTGACAAACTACGGCGAGCAAAATGAATATGGCGATTTTAAACTTTTAAATCCAGAACAAGCACTTGAAAAAATAGATAAACTTCTAATTTACGCAAACAAGCAGTAATCCGGCCATCGCGCCGGGTTTATTGTGCCTTACTCCCTCGCCTAACGAACGCAGCAGCGTCTCGCAGTACTCCTTTGTGGACCGTGTTGCCAACGGTCTTTCTCTTCAGCTCCAGATAGTCAACGATGTTGTCCTGGTTGATCTCTGAACCATCAACCACCAGCTGCATAACCGCCTCTCCGATCTCGCCCGCCATAAAAGCCGCCCGCTCGTCTTCCCAGTTCGTTTCCATGCCACCCCCGAACAATTTTTAATCAAAATACACCCACCTCAGGTAAAAAACACCCACCCAACTTAAAATGTAAGATTACCTACAAAACACTATTGACTTAAAATGTCAGATATCCTACATTAAATTCATCAACAGCGAACAGGCAGGACGCCCACGAGTAGCCGCCCGGGGCGTACGAACACCGGGATGATTCGCTGACAACCATTAATAGTTACCAATAATACGAGGATTTCCATGTCATCGATTCGATTAACTACCGCGCTACGCAACGCCATTGCCGCAAACGCAATTAAGAAATCAGGCGTCAATGCCGATCTTCAGGTTAATGCCGAGGCGTTTTCTGACCTTGCAGAAAAGGTGAGAGTCCAAATTTTCGGCGGTGAGAAAAAAGCGGCAGAAGTTGATGCTAAATATCGGCAAGCCATGAAGATCGAGAAGGAGTTACGAGACATTGGCGTTTATAACTTTTACATCCGAAGCGGCCGTAGCTGCGATATTTATCCTTCATTTGGAGGTGATCGTACCAAACTGGAATACGGAAAGGACAAGGACGACAACGACATTTACCGCCTAACGCCAGCTCGTGATATCTGCTTACTGGCTGCTGATGATTCACTAACTATCGAATTTCACAAATTGGACGATGAAAAACGTGGGTTAGAACAACGCCACGAAGAAGTGAAAGTTAATGTCTATGCGGCCCTTAACTCCGTATCAACTGTAAAGCGCTTACTGGAAGTATGGCCAGAAAGCAAAGAGCTTTTACCTGATGATCTTGATGCAGCAAAAGCCGCGCTTCCAGCATTGAAAGTTGGCGACCTGAACAAAATGATCGGTCTGCCTACGGAAGAAGTGGCTGCGGTATAACCAATCGCGCTCTACGGGGCGCACCGAGGCAATCATGAGTGAACGAGGCGCATGGTGGTTGGCAGTAACTGTTTTGTGTCTGGATTTTTGGTTGGCTGTTGGTTTTGTTGTAGTGGTGGCAGTCGCCGGGTAACCGGCGCACATCGGAATGCTCACTCGCCCGATTCCTTAAGTCTGGGAGCGGTGGAGAATCCTGAAACTCATGAGTGAGCAGCCCAATGTGATTCAAGACTGGATGACTTCCTGCTTCAAGACGGTCTGATAAATGTCTAGTAAGTAGCGCCCCGAGGCGATAGTCGGTGACTGCTGGGAAAGACCAGCACACAACGGCGTGAATCATTTCCGGCTCATCCACCATTGCGAGTGGATCGGTCACGGAAGCCACACAAGCCAGCACGCAAACTGGCCCGAGTGGAGTTAAGCGCGGGGATCCTTACCGAGAAAGTGAAGGCTCGGGGAGATGGTTCACACCGTTGTGGTATCCGGTGATAGGCGGGCTCCCTCTCCGCCCGTGGGTTCAACTCCCGCCACCACAACATTATGCGCCGCGCCGGCGGCACTGCAGCGAAAGCAAGCGCAGATATCCGGCGGAGATTGCTGTGTGTAGTGAAGCTTTGGCGGCTGTTCGCTGGTTGGTGTCAGCCGCATTTTTTTACATATCAGGTGGCGTACTGTTCTGGGTTCCCCTTATCCCTTACACAGTATAAAGCCCCGGCGCGGTGCGCCACCTGATGTGTGAGTAATTAACCGGGAGCCAGCGCTATGCGGGCGTCTGGCCTCCCTTCTTCAAACCCGATTTTCTATCTGCGGAAAATTGCCAAATTTTGGCAGGGCTTCGCTTTGCCGAAAATCAGCGTGTGGGAATTAACGTATGAGCTGGATTACCACTTTTACCGGGCGTCACATGGACTTTGCGGCGCCGGCAGTCGAAAGCATCTGCATTGAGGATATTGCCCAAGCGCTGTCCCATGAGTGCCGCTTCGCCGGGCATCTGCCGAACTTCTACAGCGTGGCACAACACTCAGTGCTGTGCAGCCAAATCGTGGCGCCAGAGTTCGCTTTTGAGGCGCTGATGCACGATGCCACCGAAGCCTATTGCAAGGACATCCCTGCCCCACTTAAACGCCTGCTGCCGGATTACCAGATCATCGAAGACCAGCTCGACGCAGTGATCCGCCAGCGCTTCGGCCTTCCTCTGCAGATGGATATCGCTGTGAAGTATGCAGACCTGGTGATGCTGGCTACCGAACGCCGGGATCTCGATATCGATGACGGCCAGGTCTGGCCAATGCTGGAAGGTATTTTCCCTGCTGAAATCGTGATCAACCCGGTTATGCCGGTGCAAGCGCGGGCAATGTTCATTGCTCGGTTCAATGAGCTGACAGAGTGGGGAGTGCTGTGATGATCAACACTATCACGATCGATACCGAAACCCTCGACGTTACGCCGTCAGCAGTACTCCTTTCTATCGGTGGGTTTGCGTTTGACATTGGTGACGTTCACCAGACACAGCAAAGTATCATCCAAGTGGCGCGCGATGGCGAGCTGGCAGACTTTTCAGCCAACGCATTTTACTGCCTGGCCGACACCTTCGACCAGTTGATGAAAGGCCGCACCGTTAGCGCAGAAACCCAGACTTTCTGGCGTAAGCAAGGCGAAGACGCGCAGGACGCTTTAACCGGCGACCGTGAGCCACTGCGCCAATGCCTTGGGCTGCTGTCCAACTGGATCAAGCAACACCCCAACGCCCGCGTATTTTTCCGTGGTACCGACTTTGACGGCTCGATCCTTGAACATGCCTACCGCATGTATGAGATGGAATGCCCGTGGCACTGGTGCGGTAAACGCGACGTACGGACCTATATCGACGCCATGACCAAAGGCACTAAGGGCTACCTTCCCAAAACCCACCAGCCATGCGTCGCGATGGTTAAGCATCATTCACTGCATGACGCTATGAACGACGCTGAGCAGATGGCCATTGCCTATCAACTGAATAGCCAACAGGTAGGTGCAGCATGAGCGAAGTATTGAGCTATGCAGCATTGAAGGAATCGCACGACCAGATGCTCGCCGAGAATGTAGCGATGAAGGCTGCGCTTACCGGAGAGAAGTATCTCGATTTCATCAAGCAGAACAAATGGAACCCAGGCGCGAAAACGGTCAACGGTAATTTTTCATGCTTCATTGATCCAGAAGTTGATTTCGGCTCGATGGTTTATTCGTTTGCAAAGGAACTGATCGATACGGCTGCAACCCCAGCCACTGACGCCGCCGTTGCAGCTATCGAAGCGCGCGGAGTGGAGAAGCTGGCGGCATGGGCTTCAGAGCAAGAGTCAATGGCAGTCGGTGATGGCGACCAGAAAGAGGCCGGTATTTATCGTCAGGTAGAAGCTAGGGCTAAGCATTTCGCCGCCGAGCTGCGGGAGGCCAAATGAAAGGTATCGACTTATTCGCAGGCCTTGGAGGCTCATCAACCGGCGCGACAAAAGCAGGTGTGGAAATCGTCTGGGCGGCAAATCACTGGCAGGAAGCTGTTGATGCTCACACGCTGAATCACCCCAACACCGTTCACGCGTGTCAGGACTTGCACCAGGCTAACTTTGCGTCGGTGTTAGCTTTAGCACCCAAGCTTGACCTATTGCTGGCCTCTCCGTGCTGTCAGGGCCACAGCAAAGCACGCGGCAAAGCCAACGGTAACCCGCAACACGATGCAAGCCGCTCAACGGCGTGGTCGGTGCCGGCAGCAGCCGAAGTGCTGAAGCCTGAGCAAATCATCGTTGAGAACGTACCGGAATTCCTGCAGTGGGCGCTGTACCCAGCGTGGGAACACGCGATGCAGACGCTGGGCTATTCACTGGCGTCACACATCGTTGATTGCGCCGATTTGGGCGTACCGCAGAACCGCGTCCGCATGTTCATCGTCTGTACCAAGAGCAAGAATCCGCTGATGCTGGCGTTACCAAAACTGCCTCATGTATCTGCGGAATCGTTCATTGATTTCGAAGGCGGACGCTGGTCACCCGTCAATAAACCTGGTCGCGCAGCAGCAACGCTCGATAGGGTTAAAAACGGACGCGCTCAATTCGGTGACCGGTTCCTGATTTCTTACTACGGCAACACCAAATCAGGCCGTTCCCTGCAGCGCCCGATAGGGACTATTACTACGCGTGACCGCTGGGCTGTCGTAGACGGTGACCGCATGCGCATCCTGACGAAAGAGGAAAACATGCTGGCCATGTCTTTCCCTGCCGACTACATCAACCCGCCATCGCACAAGCTGACCGTACACATGGCTGGTAACGCGGTGCCGCCCGAGGCGATGTATCAAATGGTTAAAGCACTGAAGGAGCAAGCGTGATGGCTAAACGTGGGCAACTTACCCCAGAAATTCAGCAGAGAGCAAAGGAATTGCTGAGCATTGAGCTAACTCAGAAGGAACTGCGCCTGATGCCATTCGTGCAGCATAACGCGATGAATGAAGGATTCATCGACCGGCAGCGAATTAACGCAGCTGAGTTGGAAATTCTCGGTGATTGGGAGTTTTTAGGCTTCGGCGATTTCATCGGGAATCTGTCCATCACTAAAGCCTTCTGGGACGCCATGAGCGAACTCGTTTGGCTCGGCTATGTCGATTATGCAAATCAGCGGGAGGCCCAGCATGGCTAAGCGTAAGAGCAACAACGCAGAGTTAACCGCCTGCCCGCATTGCGGCGGAGAGAACGGCTACCACACGAAAGAGATCGTGGACTTCAAGCAGTTCTATGACTGGTCAGGCGAGTTTCAGGAAGGTCAACACACCAGCGACATCAGAGGCGGAAAGGCGTTCTACTGCTGCGACTGCGGCAGGAACATCACAAAGCACGTCAAGGCCCAGGAGAAAGCATTATGAGCAAGGTAAGCACGGCAAATCAGATTAGCGAGCGGTGGCATCTGGAAAGGATGGCAAAGCATCGCCGCACATATAGTGCCGCTGGCAGCCCTGACAGGGATCGATGGGCTGAAATAGTGAGAGCTTAACTCTACAGAACTGAAGGAACTTTTAACCTGGCACCCCACGGAAAACAGCGCGGCAACCGATCCGATTCTTTGGGCTGCCATGCATAACAAAATCAGCCTCGCGCTGGTAAGGGTGGCTGTGGATGAGGCCAAAAAGGAGCAGAGCAATGGATAAATTCAGCGAACTGAAAGCCACAATTCCCGCAGACAAGAAAAGCCGTGAAGCTGTTGCCGCTGGTTTTGTCACTGATAACAACTCCGGTGGTTATTTCGTCATTGAATGTCAAGAGTGCGGCGCGGTTTTCCCAAGCCAGCAGGCAGACGGCGGCGGTCCGATTGCAGACACAGGCGATTACTATGACGCTATATGCCCTCACTGCGGAGAAGAAGGCCCAGAAGAGTGTGACAACGTTGGGTTAGCGTGGAATGTTCAGCAATCCAAAATAGTGGCACTGCTGGCAGAGCTGGAAGCGAAGGATAAGCGCATCGCCGAGCTGGAGAGTGATTTAGGGCTTAAGCATGTGCGAGCCGTAGAAGAGGCGTTAATTTTCGCGACTGATAGAAATTCAGAGTTGGAAGCCAAGCTGGCTACGCCGGTGCGGTTGCCGACAGCGGCGCGCGGGAAACTTAACGCCGGGTTAACACGCCTCGCAATCAAAAATGCTGGCTTCACATTCACCTCAGAGGGGGATGAACAGTGAAAACGATAGTTATGTTTGTCGCTGGTTACGAGATTGAGCTGTACCAGTCAGTGGTAGGCCCAAACAAAGGTCAGCTTACTTTTACTGATAACGGCGGAGGTGAGGGCGAAGGCTGTACATTGCGTATCAATCGTGATGACGCCGCCAGAATTGCGGTGGCACTCAACACCTTTGCTCAGGGGGATGAGTAGATGATGTTCGCAAAGCGCAAGCAACCAAAGCCATCAGCGATTGCCAATAAATACCTATTCGCTCGGGCATTTTTCAAGAATGTTCGCCCAGGCATTGAGATTGGCGTAAGCGCCGGGCATCAGCAAGTGCGCATCTACATGTCCGGCGCATGGTGGAACAACGACCCTATCAAAACAGCGGCAAACATTCACATTAATTGGGGAGGGATTGGTGCATGACACAGACACTAACGACTGACGAGCTGCGCGATATTGTAGCCAACGCAAAAACATCATTAGAGCAGTATCTGGCGCTGGAACTCCTGGCTAACCGGGAGGCGCAGCCGGTGGCAGTTCCAGATTCGCTTACGTATTTGAGAGAGGAAATTATCTGCAACGTATTAAACGATGATGACAATTCCCCAATGGCGCATGCAGCCAGGATTCTGGCACGAGAGGTTAAATTCTGGCGGTCGCAACCCCTTTTCACCGCCCCGCCCGCGGCACCTGTAAACCCAGAGCTTACAGGTGCGCCAGCAGTGAACCTATCGCCAGATTTTGAGGCGTGGTTTAACAGTCCGGAGGCAGGGTTGCGCGTGGTTAATTTCCACATCCAGCACGAACTGCAATTGAAATCATGGAACGCCTGCTGCGCTGCAATGCTGGCTCAACCTGTAAGTCAGGGTTACAAGTTGCCAGACAACGTGCGCGAAGCTCTTACACTAGCGTTACAGGCTATGGAATTTATGGGCGACATTCTGAATAACATCGACGCTGTATGCACCGAAGATGTTGAGTATGTTACCCCGGCATTCAATGCAGTTCGCGTTTTGCTGGCAGCAGCACCGGAGGGCGGCAATGGCTAAGACGTCAGCAGAGCGCAAAGCTGCTCAGAGAATACGAGAAGCATTGTCTGGGGTGGAAACCCCAGATATCAAAATGGATAAGCAGGAAATGGATATGCTTCGCGAAAACTGCGTACTTCGTCGGCCCGGCCGGGAGCCATACGACATCAGTGAATACCTGACAATGCTGATCAGAAAAGATAATGCGGAGCTGAAGCAGATGATCGCCCACCAGCAGAAGCGTTCATGCAGGAAATGCGGCGATCAATTGCCGGTTACCAAATGCCCTTGTGTGGGTGAGTCAGCGTGCTGGCTTACCCTAGGTTGGCACGAAACAAAACTAACAGTGTGACATGTCACGATTGAATTAATGCCCGTATGCGGCGGGCCCAATGTGTGGAGAAAAATCATGAATACAATGTTTTTGCTAATGGCGGAGTTCAACACCGCCTCAATACCCCTTGCTGACGTGTGCGAAAAGTACTTTGGTATGAAGTCGGCAACCGCTGATAAGAAGGCCACTATGGGGCAGCTTCCAGTTCCAACGTTCAGAGCTGGAGAAAGCCAGAAGGCACCGCGGATGATTCATATTCAGGATTTGGCAGAGTACATAGACAAACAGCGAGAGCAGGGAAAAGAGCACTTTAAATTGATGCAACACAACTAATCATGCCGGGCAATGCCCGGCTTTTTATATCTTATTTTTGTAATTTTCTTACCTTTATATCACCACTTGGTACCCCAATGGCACCCCACCAACAAATAACCAATTGATTAATAAAAAATAAACCCCGACAAAGCGCCGGTTCCACTCCTAATGAGGTTGAAATAAAATAATTTAAAATCAACACTTAACACCAATAACTGTTTTTATGAACAGTATTTTTATAGTGCATTTTTTACTTATTTGGGTTAAATTTTCCCGCACAGTCCCCCACCCAGCACCCCAAGGGTGCCATGCAACAGGAATCGGTATGGCCTTTTATACGGTTGAGAAAAGGATGCGTTCGGATGGCACACCTCGCTACAGATGCACCGTGGGCGTAAAACATGCGGGTAAATACGTCTATCGTGAAAACAAGACATTCGGCAAGTTATCACTGGCCAAGGCGTGGGGCATGGGTAGAGTTGCGCACATAGAAGCTAATGGCACACCTAACGATGAACGATCAACACATATCACTCTCGCGCACCTGATCCATAAATATACTAACCACCCCAACATAAAGTATGGACGCTCTAAAGCTGATGTCCTCAAGCTGCTGGCCCGATCAGAAATTGCCACTCGACCAATCACCGCGCTATCGTCGTCAGTATTGATCGAGCACTGTGAACAACGCAGGGGTAATGGCGCGGGGCCGGCAACGGTTGCGCAGGACTTAGCCTATATTGGATCTGTCCTGAAGGCGGCTAAACCAATATTTGATATCGACGTTGACCTGCAAGCTTACGAGTTGGCTAGAATGAACCTTTCTCAGATGCGTGTGATAGGCCCATCACAAAAGAGAAGTCGCCGGCCCACTCGCACTGAAACTGAACTTATTCTATCAGGCCTTAAAGAAAAGGAATCCGGGTCCTACAATAAAACCCCTTTCTCAGAAATATTTCTTTTTTCGATATTAACCTGTATGCGTATCGGTGAAGTTTGCAAGATTACATGGGACGATGTTGACGAAAAGCAAAAGTCTGTTTTGGTCAGGGACAGGAAAGATCCGCGCAAGAAAATAGGTAACCACATGTCCGTTCCGTTGCTTGGTGAAGCATGGGATATCCTTAATCGCCAGGCTAGAATCGATGATAGGGTGTTCCCGTTCAATAGCCGAAGCATCACCCAAACTTATAGACAGGTCAGAGACATTCTAGGTATAGAAGATCTTCGATACCACGATCTACGCCGTGAGGGAGCTAGTCGCCTTTTTGAAGCAGGTTTCACGATTGAAGAGGTTGCTCAGGTCACTGGTCATCGATCGCTGAACATTCTGTGGCAGGTATACACCGAACTTTATCCAAAGTCGCTGCATGAAAAATTTGACCAGCTGCAAAAATCCAAATTGAACGGATAATGACTGAGCAGTACAAAAGCCGGGATCCTTCCAGGATATCCCAGCCATTAATCCTAAATCACTGGCACATCATCAAACTCGCACGAGCGCATATCGTTGGCAGCCCAGGTGACCACGCCGAAAACCTGAACCCCCTCTCCGTCGTCTTCGTTACCCAGCATAGTCTCCATGCCCGACCCATCCACGTATTCTAAAGCGCGGTACGGATACAGGCGAAGCCGCCTCAATACATGCTCACCGCCGACGTCAACAATGATAATGCTGCCATGCACAGGCGTTACTGATGAGTCGATAACGAGCAGAGCCCCAGCATGGATACCCACTGCCATCGCTTGGCCTGCTGCGCGCATGAAATACGTCGCATGCGGCCGCATTATGCAGATTTCATCGAGACTTAGGCGCTTCTCAACGTAGTCCGCTGCTGGACTCGCAAATTTTGACGGCATAGTGTTTTACCTCACAACTAAATACTGTTTATTAATACAGTATAATCGCAAGAGAAAACCGATGTGAAGGTCGATTTAGTTCAACACCGATAGGCCGCTGATCGGCAAAGAAAGATAGTTTGGCCGGGGTCCGTCCCGGCATCCAACTTACCCGCGTTTCGAGATCAGCGCGGCTTGGGCCGGTGTTGCGTACGACAGACAGCGCAACCGAGCAATACTGCCGTTTGTCAGCGCCCCCTGCTTCCACGTAACGCTTCCGACAGCATTATCTGGCATGCCGAGATTCATCTGCAGAGCAATCACCGATTGATCAACGAGATGCCCGCCTGGGGCCGTTAGTGTCGATTTAAGCTCCCCGCTCTCATAACTGAATAGCGTGCCTGTGGCAGGACTAATGAGGGCAGCATTTTTAATGTTCGCAGCGTACGGAGTTCGCCCATAAATCAGCCAGTCGGCAACGGTATTAACTGGATAGTTAATAGCTGAGAAATGGCGGAATCCGTAATCGGTCCCTTTAGGAACTGAACGCTCAACAGCCATGCTGGCCATGTTATTTGAATGCGTGATACGGCACGCAACAATAGAAATACCCATCACGTCGCTTGACTCGGCATCTTTCATTATCGAACTGAACAAAAACGGATTTGCTGCTGATCGCTGAGCGATAACTAAATTATCTGCTCTCAGATAGCTACCGCCGGATTGCACACGAATAACCAGCTCTGGCGGCGACACAGTTGTATCTAGCGTAACCGGACGAAGTGTCGTCCCGCCAACGTCTGTCGCTGTAAAATCAGTTGGACCCAACCCGTAAAGTTTCAGAGCACTATTATTTGATCCGAGCTTAACCCCCCATTCTGCGGAGGCATAAAATGTAACATCCTCCCACATTCCCTCTTCCACCAGGAATTTAATTTCATCTAGCAATGATGTTTCATTTAATATAACACCACCGTCCGCAACAACGCGGGATTTATGTGCATTAAATATTGTTTGAGGATCAAAAATAGTAAATGGTAATAATGTACGATTACCTGTTGTTGGCCGAGAAGATAATAGCGCTGTCATTTTATTTTCCTTAACTAATTAAAAGGTGTTCTACGCAACAGAAGTGTTCCATCACGAAAGTCGGGTCCGACACACTAACATCTGTTGCCGTATCACTAATGTTGACGAGGCAGTAATGCGAATCTGTAGAATTAAGACCACAGCGAAGATATTCCCCTGCCGCAGGTGCGGCGTCCAGCGTGAATCGGAACACAAAGTCGCTGATCTGCACAGCCGAAACGATATTTGCTGAACCATTCTCTAGGTCAAAACCGAGGTTTGGCGCTACGCCGTATTTGTTGTTTATCTTCAACGGAAGGCCAAAAGGAGAAGAGAAAGTTACATCGTAGTTCAGTCCGCTTTTGATAAAGCTTACCGGATAAACTGCCGTCCATTTTTTGTGTGGGTTAGAATATTTATGAAACGCCTGCACTTGCCCGTGATATTCACCCATGATTGCGTACCCGAGTCCGGACAAATGCACCTCATCGACTGCTGTCGATAGAGGATATTTGCGGTTTAAAATGTAAGTAGGGCCGGAGCACACGGTATCCGCACGACGCTTACAAATAGCAATCTGGTCGAAAGCGACCAAGTCCCCCCTATTGGTGCTCGTCTTTTTGATACTGCCCATCTGGTCGATGATTGACAACGGTGCGGCCGCCTGAACAACGCCCTTCGCAGACAGGGCATTTAACTGGCTGGAGTTGGTATCGTTTATCCACTCCTCCAGGTATCCCTCGTACTGGCCAAGTGTCGTCACGGTTAACGAATCTTGCTGGCCGTGGTTGTAAATGTTAACGGCGGCGACGGGAATTTTGCCTTGCGCGAGAACGCGATCGATGAATGAGGCAAAAGAGGTTTCGCCGTCGATGAACACCTGCGTCCCTTTTTTCAGGCCTGCATAAGCCATGCCGGATTTCCCATCAATGCGAGACACTGTGGATGGAAGGTTTTTCTTGTCCACACCATAACGGTTCATGGCGTCATTCAGATAACGCTGAGCACCAGGTACTATGCAGTTCTCGCGAAAAATACCGATGGATTCGGCGTCTTTGAAAACGTTAAGGGCTTCATCAGTAACCGGCCCCTCTGCCGTACCGGTGCCGCTCGCCCCTCGGTCACCACCTGCCCCTGTGAATACCAATGCATGGCCTAACAGATTTTGGTCAACGTTGGTTACCCGGTCTCCACCACCAACGATCAGAGACTGACCGCGGCCTGCGCGCCACTCAACAGTGATAACATACGACGGGATTGGGCGCTGTTCCCAGTTGTTAGGGGCAACAGCAAATACAGTAGCGACAATGAGATTGATCGTTCCTCCGGCCAGGGAATCACCAGATAAGTATGTCATGCTCGCGCCGCCGGTACTCAATTTCTGCACGTTGACCACGGGGCTGGCGAAATAGACCGGCGTTATGCTGGTAGCACTGTCAAAAACCGCCAGAGCACCGTTGTAAGGGCGAAGGATTGAGGAGGCAACGCCGCTCTTAAGTGCATTGATTTCATCCTGCACCGGTTTTTCAAGACCTGCAAGCCAAAGCCCCCAGTCGTCAGAAATAGCAAATCCCGATTTTCGTAATACATCCATAAGTATAAGGTGGAACCCGGGAATTCTGGCAGTGGTTGATGCATCGGCAATTACCTTTAGCCGGTCCTGCACAGCGTCAGGCATTCCAGCAAGATGCCACCCTCCATCAGTTTTAAACCCACCAAACAAACCCGTTTTTTCTGCATTAACAAATGGGAACGCCCATCCAGGTATTGAATTAGAAAGATCCTTTGGTATGACAGTAAGAACAAAATTCATTAAAGTTGCTAGCATAGCCACATAATTGCCATCAATTACTGACTTTCCAAGGTATTGAGCTTGACCAGATGCATTCTTATATATATCTACTGCCTGGCTATTTGATGTTGAGACAACGATGAAACTTGCATTGTTAGCGATCACACCAGAGTTAATATCTTCCTGAGCAAGTTCTAATGTTGCATATGGTTTACCTAATAACGATGTGTTAGCAACTAAACCTGCCCACGTTAATAATTCATTCCCTAGTCGGCCAGTGGTTCTTTGATTTATTGAGTTTATCAACAAATCAATAACCTGAGAGTTATCGTATAAATCCCTTGGATCAGAAGAACCATTTGGCCCAACAGGATTATTTGTATTATATTTTGTCATCTCAGCCTCATAAATGAGAAAACCCGCCGAAGCGGGTTATTTTTTTGCGGGATTTAATTAAGAAATATCGCCGGGGTAATTGGCGTCGTCGTATTGATAAAGCAACGGGGTATACTGCAGGGCTTTCACCTGGCACGTTCCATCATCGCCGGGATCTATAACATCCATGATTGCGTCATATCCAACGCGGCTCGACGAGCAAAAAACAACCCTGGGTGGTTCTACTGCTGGGTCATTCATGATCCATTCATCTAGCCGAACATCGGCCGTATTGGCCACTGTAAATGTGTAATCATCAATACGCGTCGGAACTAGCAGCACAGATGCAGATCCATCCTGAAATCGCATTAGGCAGCGCGGGTTTTCAAATGACCAGTCAAGTGGTTCGCTAACTTGGATACGTACCGTATCGGCATCGTGTTGTTCATCGACTACCAGGCAGCTGATAGTTTGGCTGCCCGGTATATCATCTGTCAGAACGATTCGATCACCGTAGTCGTAACAAAGAGCATCCATTTCAGTGCTCGTCGAATGCGTTAACCTTTGATGGCGATACTTCATCAGCCGGCGCATGCCGATGCGGTACGCCCTATCGGGATCTTGCGCCCCACGCAGTGTATAGTCCTCCACCTTCAAGGGGGTTGTGTTATCACTCAAACGACATTGAATGGTTTCCTCTGCCCATGTTGTAGCGTTAATGTACGTAACATCGACCCCATCATAGTCGTCTTGAGACAATGCCTTAAAGCCGGTTTGAAGCTCCTCCGTTTGCTCCTGCGGGCTAATCACCCCTGACCAATTTTTGATACCTTCTCGGCCGGCAGATGCAAGGCCATCGCTGAGCAGAAAATAGCCCATCCCAGCATTAGCGATATTTTGCAATACCTCGAGGCCAGAGGTGTTATCGCTGCCAGCAGACCAATCAAAGGTTTCCCCGCGAGGCGTCCAATAATTACCCTCAAGGGCATTGATGGCCGCATAGTCGATCTGGCTATCCGTGTATCCCAAATCTTTCAACACATGATAGAACGCACCGCTGATACTGCGTGAGGTATGTCCATCATAAAGCCGTGTTGCCACCATATTGATACGGCGATCCGATTGTGCCGCCAGGCGGTTTCCGGTGCGAATGGTTAAGCCGATCGTTGTGATATCTCGATAGCTGGTCTTGCGTGCCGTCAACTTTGATCGCATCGCTTGCCACTGCACAGAATCCCGCGTGGTGCCGCCCCATACCGGAGTATCGCGCTTCATTCTGACTTCATAGTTTCCCAATGCCGGGAATGTCACTGTTTGCGTATAACCGACTTCATTCACCGTGTTGTTCCCGTGCTTAATTTGCACGCTGGTCCAATCATCAGATCCTGTTAGCCGGTACTGCACCGTAATTTCAACATCATGCCAATGAATGGCGCCATCCTTACTCCCTACGTCACAAAGCCCTTGCGGATAAACAAAGTTCAGTTCTATCTCGCTGGTCTTTTCATTCTCAGGGCAGCAGAGGAATGGCCCCATCCAGTCGTAGTCATCATTCAGGCCGGTGACAGTGGCATCCAACAAAGTGCGACCGGTGAACCCTGGCCAACTACTGTCAACGGTTGTTGTGCCGTCGGTGTTTTCGATCAGGCGCTCAAGGCTCAATGTCTGCGCATCAATATCGGTAATGCGGTACCAATACCCCTTCAATCCCAGAGCGAGACGCTGTGAACCCGTAGGGATACCCACGAATGCATCACCAGACGCACTCCCCCATGCCAACGCTACATGCTCGCTGACTGCAGGTGTTCCCCCTGTTGAAGCGGTACCGGTAATGACGATAGGGTCACTGCCGAAAAGCGTCGCTGGCAGAACACTGAAGCCAATGTTATTTCCGCTGAACGGGCTCTCTTTTTCCCTGACGATTATTTTCGTGTCTACCGATACAACTTCAAGGCCAGATCCTGATAACTGATCTTCAATGACTTCGGTCAATCCAGCCATCGTCACGTAGTTGGCGGTTAGCGAAATAACGTAGTTCATGCCAGCCCATGAAAGGGTGAAAGATAATGGCGTGGTGCTGAAGTCATAGGTAGTTGGTGATGCTGACGCAGTGATACTGGCAGCATTACCACCGACACCGGGAACAGCTGGTGAACCCGGATTATACGTTGAAATAAACAGGTCAATCCGGGTACCGTTCCAAGTCATCGATACCGGCAAACCGACTAACGGACTCAGCTCAGTAAAATCACCGTAGATGACGTTGCGGCCCGCCTCTATTGCTACAGTGAAGGTATCCGGTACCAGAATGGCAAGGTCAGTACCAACCACCCAAGAATCAGGTATAACAGCATCGCCAGAATCATCGACCGAGCCAATAACTGAAAGGTTATTGCCAGACACGCTGATTGCATCAGCGGTAATGCTCACCGAATCAGGCCCAGTAGAAGCCAGATCCAACCCTGCGGTGCCGGAGGTGGTCCCGCCAACCTCAGTCGATGCATACCAGTTTTCCGATCGCTGGTCCCCACTAATATCAGCTCCAGGAGGATAGATGGTATAGCTAACATCCTCGCCAAAACTGCCGGCTGGTGTATTGCCAATTTTTATAGTTGATTGATTAATCGCAAAATTACCAACCCCGATACAGAGAAACATTTCTGTTCGATAGATTTGAGGATTGTTGCTATCGAATCGGCTGACAGGTTGTACGAGGTAATCTGGAAACACACGATCTCTACCCAACACCTCTCTTATCGGGTCGCCCAGTTTTGCGGTATTCGCTTTTGCCGGTGATAGATCTAATGAATCCCCACCGCTTGCCGAACCCATGCCGTCCTTGCTCATCTGCGACATCATGACCAATGAGTAGGCAGCTGATGCAATAGCAACGGAGATAGCAGCCCAAGCGGCAATTTCCGCCCCTGTGCCATACGGAATAGGGTAGATTCGCACATCACTGCCGGTTTCGATAAAGCATAGCGGCCACTCGTCAGCTGAAACACCCTTTCCGTTAACCTCAACCGCTACAGGATGACGCATTTCATTCTGATAACCATCCACGTTTTCTACGAACCACTGGTGCAACGTCATGGACTTATGTTCATGCTTTTCAAGTGGTTCACCAGGTATGCGAGAAGGATAAATGCGGATCACTGGTAATACTCCACTTTGATAAAACGCCGCTCAAAGCGCGTTAGGGGAAGAAACGTCACGTTCGCTTTAGGGTTGCATTCTGCGGCGTGAAGTATGCCGTTGATACTGACCACGATAGCGACGTGAGTAACCAGACTTCCTGAATAACAAACGATCCCCGAACCTTCAGAAGGGCAACATCTGGTTAGCTCTTTCATCAGTTCTTTGGCGGCGCGATCAAGCCCGTGGTTATCCTTCGTTACTCCCGCAAAATCTGGCCAGGCTGGCATGCCTATATCGCGACGGATCTCGTTAACAATGCCGAAACAGTCAAGCTCCGGATAAGTACGTCCGCCCTTCAGCCAGGTGACTGAAAGGTATTTATCAGGATTAAACATAGGATATCCCTTACGAGAGGTAGCGCAGCCCTGGATAATCTGGCAGCGTAAATCGCCGGCGTGGCCACGCAGTATCAAGCACGTTCATGTAGCCCGCTGTTATCTGAACCTCTATTGATGTCCAGTAACCCGATTTAATTGTTAAGGTAAATGGCGGCGAGGCAGGCGCCGTTAAATCAGTCGATAGGTAATGCCGGTAAGTTAGGGTACCGATATCCTGATTGCCCAGGGCATCGCGAATGGCATTTGATACATTGCCATCGATATTGCAGATCGCAAATTTCAGATCCTGCGTACCGTCAGCGTTCTTTGCTGGTAAAGATAAATCGATACCGCAGGCGGTAAAGATTGCCTGCTCACCATTTTCCAGCGTCGCGGTAATATCATCCCACCCACGCGTTAACCAATGCGTATCATCGCCGACAACGATCTGCAGGGTTTCGATAATGACCTCAGAACCTGACGACGCATAAAGCCGATTTAATACCGTCATGCTTCTGGCCACTCCCGGTTAATTGCGAGATCGATGATGTTCTGTCCTGCGAGAAACTCAGGGAAGTTACCCCAGCCCGGTGGTGGCAATGGTCGCTCCCAAAGCTCCAACGTTGCGCTGTACTGCCAATATTTCCCACCCACCAATACCGGGCCTTCGTAAATATCCGTAAACCGACAAACATAGGGCTTTATCCCGATTGGTGTCCGTAACGTCATGTTGAACCATGCAGCCCCATCACTGATAACATCACGATACCAGGCCTCAAAAGTCTGACCCTGCATATCATTCATGAGCCATGAGACAGGGGCTTGTGTCGGCGTAGATGTATAGCGCCGGCGCTGACGGGCTCGGCCAGAAACCATCTGAGTTCTGAGTAAAGGACTAACAGGTTTAAGCCCGTACCCATCCTGTAGAGGTAAAGGGAGATAGTCATGTGGATAATCGATATTCGAGGTGATCGCCATCAACCAGCCCTCCGTTTAGTTTGCCAGCCGGCGCCCAACGCTTTGGACATATCCCCTCTTCCTGTTGCTACATCAGAGGTCATCTGACCGTATAAACGCTTGTTGCCCCGTGATACCGCCTCTTCAATAGCCCTGATCGTGCTTTTGTCTGGGTCGCCGTTTACGGTTAAATTGGTCACTGGCGCATAGGGTGCCCTCCCTCCGGCATTCGTATCGCGGCCAACTCTTTCCAGGGTTGCATCCAGTTTTGCACTTGTACCTGCCGTCGTTACACGCTCCCCTTTTTGAAGCAACCACGTACCGGTTTCTGGCACTGCATCGATACCATCATGAGCCATCCCTGAGAGGCCCGCAGCAGATATTGCAGCAACCATTGGCATGGTGACGGCAGCAGCAGAGGCCATTGCTGCAGGCGCCAGTGCTGGTCCTACGATTGGAATTGCGGCTGTTGAGGCAAACGCGGCCAGTTGCGCCTGTAATGCTGTAGCTTGCGCATTGGCCACCATCGCAGGAATAGCTGATGCCTGAGTGGTTTTATTTATCAGCAGTTGAACCCCCTGATAAACGAGCCACTGAGCAGCCATATCGATCAGGGCTTTTACTACTGCCTGCCCAAGGTCAGAGAAAATCCCTTTTATGGCATCGCCCATAGACTCAGTACCACTGATCACATCGTAAAGGTGATCGGAAATAGAGTCTGTTGCGGCCCCCAGAACAGACGTCATTGCATCAGCTGCCTGCTGATAGTAATCGCTAGATTGATCAGCAAAGTCTATCAAAGCATCAGAAATACCAGCTGACCAATCATCCCGCTGCTCGTCTGACTGCTTGTAATAGTCTTCTTGAATTTCAAGACGTTCTTTCAGTGCATCCTGCAGAGCCTGAGTTTCTTTATCGTACAGCGATTTGGTAATGTCGCCGGACTGGTATTGTTTCTGCAGGTCTTGCTGCTGAGTGATAAAGTCTTGCTGAATTCCCAGCAATTCTTTCATTCGGCTGCGGGATTTTTCCCCCATTCCCGCGCCAACAATTTCAGCACTCAAAGTTTGGCGATCATTATCATTTGAAGACTTCAGGTTTGCTGTGAACGCAGCTACCTTTAGATTTTCTTCATTGGCTTTTTTTAACGCCTGAAGTTTATCCAACTCATCAGCCAACTGAATAAGGCGCTTTTGCTGCTGAGCATTTATGCCAACAAGTTTCCCACTGGCCAGGTCAAAGCGTAACTTTTCAGCCTCTGTGACTTCAGCAGTTTTTTTACCCGTAGTTTCTATCAGCGCTATCTGACGCATGTAACTTAACTCTGTCGCCTTATAGGCTGACTCAAGTTTTTTCGCGCCTGCATCTGGCTTAACCTTGCCATTAGTTCCGCCTGGAGGAAGAGAAAAATTACCTGCTACAATGGTTGCTTGTTGTAATGGTAGCTTTTGCCCTGCCATGCTTTTTTCACGAAGCTTATCTTGAGTTAAAATAAGATTACTTAATTCTTCATTAAGAGACTTTGCAGAATCATCATAACCAGTTATCCATCCTGCAATTGAGTTTCCTCCTGAGTGCTCTGACAAATAATTCTGAAGATATTCTATCCTGCCAGTAACCTGGTCAATATTGTCTTTATCTATGTTACCGCCAAGAACTGAAACTCTATCAACCTGAAATTTTAGCAACCCCCCCGCTGCTGCTGCTGCCTTAACAAACCAACCTGCCAACGAGGCAACATTACTAACCAAATCAACAAGCCCTTGCTGTATTCCGGGATCAGTTAACACGAGTTTTATTTTATCTAAAGAATCTTGAAGTGGTGATAAATCAACCCGAGCTAACCCAGATGCCATCTCAATTTTAAGACCCTTTGCGCTAGCCTCTAAATCCTCAAAGAAACTGTTAACCTTTATTAAGTTGTCAATATCTTCTTGAGGTGGAGCCACGCCAAAATCTTTTGAAAGACTAATAAACTGTTTTAATTTTTCATTATTATTATCAAACAGTGGTATCATTTTTGAAAGATCATTTCCAAGACTTTCAAGAATATTTATCTTGGCGGAGTTTGTGCTTATTTTACCTAAAGCATCCCCTATAGCTAACATTTGTTTATCTGGTGACACCTTTGACAACTTGTCAGCTGACAAACCTAAAGCGTTTAATGCATCTACTGCCTCACCTGATTTATTTAATACTGCATCACCAATCTTTTCACCAAGATCCTTGAAAATATCAGCCATGTTGTCGCCTGACAACCCGGCCTTTTCAGCGGCAAATTGCCAGGCTAATAGTTCTTGAGTAGATAAATTTAGCGACTTTGCCCACTTATCAGTTGATGCTACCTGCTCTGAAGTTGATTTCAATAACTGATAACCAGCAACACCAACAGCTGTAGCAGCAGCAAATGCAGCTGTGGCCATGCCAGCCAGAACCTTGCTAGCGTCAGCAACATCCTTTTGAACCTGTTTACTCCATTTATCTGATGCTCTCTCTGCTTTATCCATCCCTGCGACAAACCCCCCAGTCTTTGCTATCAGGTCAATCGTAAGTGTACCTAGGGATTTGCTGGCCATAAATATTCCTCATGGATTTATAAATAAATTATTTTTATCTTAGATAACAAATGCTATCATTAATGTGTTGAACTTTTTATAAAATACAACTAGAGAGATTTAAATATGAAATCAATTTTATATGTAATTATAAAATCAATAATACAAGGGGTATATAAAGGAACGTTATTCTTTACATCGATTTATTTATTAAGCCTTCTGTCATCATTTTTTAATCTTCCATATTTTTATGTTAAGGCTTTAAATGAGACATTCAGCTACAACTCAAACTCCATAGAGTTCCTTTCAAACTTAAACTCAAGACTTATCTATGGGTATATAATCACATTATTAATATCAATATCTTTAATTACTGTAAAAAATATTATAGAAAGAAAAAAATAGGTAATTAATCATTGTGTTATTGGGATTCACACCATTAACACAATGATATATCTATTCCCACTCCTTCATCGCCTCATCAAGACTGATGGGTTTTTCTTCTAACTTAATGTGCGGAGCAAAATCTGCAACTTGGAAGAGCGGTGCGTTTTCTTTTTTGTTCGCGTTCGCGATCATGCTGGCCACCAGCGCGGCGCCCCACTCAGTTCTCATCATGGGGTTTAGACTGCCGAACTTGTTACGATACTTCATCCAGAGGCGAAACTCGTAAAGACTGAGCCGCTCCTGGGCCTCTGCGATTGTCCTGCCACCGATGCCATTAAGAACTAATTCGCACCAGGCTTCGTCGTCTGCGCTGATGGCTCCGTCTTTCCCATGTTGTTAACCTCTGAGATAGCCACCAGCAGGGCTACCGTTAGCGCGCCATCCAGGGCACCACGATCTGGGTCTGCCTCGCCGGTGATGTCCGCAGGGGTAAAGACGGGTTGCCCATCTTCATCGCAAATAGACGCAGCGATACGGCCGGCTACACCATCAATTTTCCCACCGACGGCGAGAATATCTGAGCGTGCAGTGTAATAGCCCAGTGGACGTACAAACACGGTAGCGGTGATTTCGTCCTCGCCCTGCTTCCATGTAATTTCCTTCTCTACCGGGCGACCAGTGAAGGCGCCGCGTTCTTTCAATGAAGCCAAAGTTAATTTCATATCGTTACCATCAGGAAGAATTTAACGCGGGGCGCGCAGCCCCGGCGGATAAATGGGTCAGCTACCAGACTGAACCTTTGGCACCCAAATCGAAGGGCCGGAACGCTGGATTGTAGCGGAGGTGCTCACCACGGTATTTTGTTGGAAGTCGAAAGGAAAATCGGACACATAGCCCCGGAAAACATACCAGGTGCGATCATCCGGCAATAACAACCCATCGACTGCACCAGGGGCACCCGGCGCGGCGGCTGTTGGCAAAGACTCACCATCGGACCACCCCAACGCCCAGGTCAGTGGTGTTTCATCGTCAGTCTCTGCCAGATTGTGCAACATCAGGTGGCTAGCGTTAGCCGGATCTGCGTTCAGGGTTACGGACGACTGCCCCGGAGTCTGAAGACCTTTTTTGTAGGTCTTCGCTTTACGCTCCGATAGGCAGGTATCTTCAATCTGATCTGCCGGGTTGCCGCCGGGAGTAAAGTTGGTAATACATTCAACCTCGCTGACAACGCCATTAGCGAGGACAAACAACTGCGTGCCTTGTGTCAGTACAGACATGGTGATCTCCGGTCATAAAAAAACCGGCGCAAGGCCGGTATGTTGAAAAGTTTGGGGTTAGCGAAGCACTATCCAATCAACGTCGAATGAATAGCGGTAGCGCTTTGTTTCTGGGTCGCGGCTCTGGCCGCCCCACCGGGTTATGTAAGCGTGTGGCTCGATGGCATCACGTAGCGCTGTGGCCACGTCTGTGGCGGATGTGACCGTATCTGCATACACATCTACCTGTAGTGTGTAACTGTCAGCGTCTGGGCGCTTGTCCAGGTAGTTTTCTGGCGCTCCGCTGATGTTCTGCCAGACAACATAAGGATAAGCCACCACATCATCCTGCAGGCCAAAGGGATATAACCGCACAGGGCTTGAACCGATCAGCGCCGTCACTGCCTGGCTGGCAGCACAAACTTTAAAAATTGGTGCGATCATGCACTACCACCTTTCTTAGCCGCTCTGGCTATCGCCCGATCGATAGCTTTTCCGTATTCCTCAACGAATGTATTGGACGCCTCGGCCGCGCTGTTCTCTGCTGCCGGCCGCATGATTGGCTGAGCCCGAATGTTTTCCGTGCCGAACTCCAGCAAGCGCCAGTGTGGCGTTGGGGCATTCTTGGCTTTGTCGGGATGCTTTCTCAGCACTGCGCCATGAAGAACGCCGATGCGAAAGGCCAGGTTTCCATTGCGCTTAAACTCGCGGCCATTCCAACGCACAGCGATATTGTCCGCAATACTGCGCCCTGTTTCTGGATCATCCAGTCGCTGAGCATTTGCCTTTGCCCTATTGGCGATAACGTTGGCAGCTTTTCTCAAGGCCGCACGCCCTCCTTTGCGCTTCATGTCATCGCTGATAGAGGCAAGTTTACCCATCAGCTCATCAACGCCAGTGAGGGTGTATTCAACGCCATCAGCCATCGTTTGCCCCCTCTGAGCACGGAAGGGTTAAATACTCCAGCCCGCTATCCGGGTCTGGTAATACCCCTTCGATATTGAAAATTTTCCCGCGAAACAGAATGCGATACTTTGCTGAAATATCTTGGCGGTACCGGATTTTAATCCTGGTGGTAACTGCATTCTGCAGAGCCTGCGCAGCGACAAACTCACGAGCAGAAAGCGGGGATACTTCGGCCCAGAGATTAGAAACATCCTGCCAAGTATCGATCATTTCACCAGATGCATTGTCTTGTACCTTGACGGGTTTCTGCAGGATAATCCGGTGACGCAGTTTTCCAGCCTGCATGATTACCCCCTGGTGCTTAGGTATTGAGGGCGTTGATCATCAATGGAAGTAGTTTCGATAGTATCCGCATCACTGCTAAATGCATCGGCCAGGACTGCGACCAGCGATTCATTGGACTCGGCCAGACGGGTTATTGCTGCTGTCTGTTCCTGCTTTGCCTGCGTCTCCGCCTGCAGCGCTGCTATCAGTGCGCTTACCTGTTGCTCGTTCATGGGCTATCCTCAACCAATTCTTTAACCATTCCCGGCGGCGCCGGCATCCTTCACAAGCCATTTTTAAATCCCATAAATGCGGTAAGGTTGAAGCAAAGACTCTACCGCTAAAGGGAGTGTTATAGCGGACTGGCCAACGACCACCGACTCTCTGTTCGCATACCAAGTACCAATAAGTAAGAGCATCGCGGCCCGAACATCGTCATCAAGCAATAGTCTGTTTTCGTCTGTTTCGTAACCCTGATCTGTGTTCAATAAGTAAAGCGTCCGGCGCGTCCACGTCTCAACGTAGCGCTTCGCTGCACCGATATAAATTTGGAATAACGGGTCATCCAGGCTGAAATCAGGTTCAACCCGACAATGATTTTTTACGGTATCTAGATCAATAACGTCGGCGGGATCTGCCATCTTTCGCCCAACCTTTTAAAATGTAAAAGCGGCCCTAAGGCCGCCTTTGGATACTGATTTAGCTGCCGGAACCAGGAGCAGTGAATGAACCATAGATGAAGGCTTCCGGACGTTTAACCGCCAGTGCCAAACGTTCTTCGCAACGAATCGAAATCATATTCTTTTCGAAGTCGTCGGCGTTTTCTGTACTGATAACGACGTTGGCGTCCTCACGGTCAAACAACTGAGCGGCGGCATTAAAGGCACCTGTCAGGAATTTACCCTGGAAAGCGGCAGTTTCTGTGGCTACTACCGGCAAACCCCACAGTGTAGGCCCCGTCAGAGCTGAAGGGTTCGCCAGAATGTAGCGGCCCAGCGTGTCTTTCGTCAGTTCGATCTTCGCCCAGTCGATGAAGTGCAGGACATGGCCTGATGCGGGGAAACGCGCCAGCTGTGCCTGTAACATTGCCAGACGCAGATCATCGATGCCGTTCTGCTGCTCTACTGAGAATGCCGGGTCGAAGGCAGAGGCTTGAGGCACGATGCCGTGAAGGTGTACGCCGGTACCATCGCCGAAGAGAATTTCCTGTTCTTCGACATATTTCAGGCCGTAGCGCATTTCTGCATCAATCGTTGATTGCAGCTGCGCAAAGTCATCGAGGATCTGTTTCGATGCTTTGAACATGTGAGCAATGGTGGTGACCGGGGTGATTTTAGTGGCGAATTCAATGCCGCTGTACGGCTTGGCAGTTCCTTCAGCAACAACCTTCGCTGCATTGGTGAAACCGGTCTGCTGCACCCAGAAAATCGCCGGGGCGCCGGTGCGGCCTGGAGCAATCAAATCTCGGATGAACAAACGCTGTTTCGGCGCAGTATCGATGCCAGGCAAACGCTGAGGCTCGACAACACCGTCGGCAACATCCGTGGACAGCAACGCCGCATTCACAGGAATGTTTACACGCTTTCCGCCTTCAACGCTCGCCGAGAAATTCTTCAGCGCCTCTGAGCTGATCACCACTTTACCCACGGTCTCGGCAACTTTAGTGGCATTATTCAGAGGCATTTGCGCGACGTGCTGTTCCAGATCGCCGAGTGCAGCTTTCAGCGTTTTTTCAGCTTCACGCAGGGCATTGAATTCCGATGCCATTTTATCGACTGCGGCTTTTGTTTCTTCGGACAAAGAGCCAGACTTGCGGGCTTCAGTCAAAGCTTCTTCTGCTTTCGCACTGAATTTGCTATTAGCTTCTTCAATGCTCGCCGTTACTTTTTTCAGGATTTCATTTACTTCGGACATGGTGTTTCCTTATTTGCCGAACGCGGCCAGCGCGTCTTCAAGTTGTTTGATGTTTTCAGGGTTAGGATTATCGGTAGCGCTCGGCTTACCTTGGTGATTGTCAGTAGCGCCCGGCGTACTGGCAGATAAAGATTTGAGAAGTTTTCTGCGTTCTGAGCGCGGTGTATTGGCCTTGGCCAGCAGCGCATCGAGTTTTCGCAGCGCTGCTGCAGGGCTTTCGTCGCCATCGGAAATTTCATCTGCAGAAAGAAGTCGATCAGCAAAACCTTTTTCGACCGCATCGTTGCCGCCGATATATGTTTCGTTGTCCATCATTCCTGACACTATTGCCGCATCAAGCCCGCTGCGCGCGGAATAGATATCCTGCATTGCCCGGTCGAATGGCTCCATATCTTGGGCTGCCCGTGCGAGATCGTGCCGGTTTCCTACCGCGTAAACCCAACAGTTGTGGATCATCAAGAACGCGCCGCGCCCGATTTGCACCTCATCACCAGCCATTGCGATAATCGACGCGGCAGAAGCGGCGATGCCCAACACTTTTACCGTGACTTTGCCGCTGTATTCACGCAGCTGGTTGTAAATGGCCAGTCCTTCGAACATGTCGCCGCCCGGTGAGTTGATGCTCACCGTGACGTCTTCCCCGTTCATCGAACGAAGAGCACCAGCGATTCGGTTGGCGGTGACCCCCTCCCCCCAGTAATCAGAGCCGATCACGTCAAAGATTGATATTGTGTTGTCGCTGCTGTTGGCAGCCTTAATGCCACCGTCCCAGCGATCTAAAGCGGCCGGTGATAGCTCACTGGTGACTTTCGCGCACGGGCGCCCCTCCGGCGCTGCCGGAAGATTCTTTAATGACATGAGTTGGCTCCTAAGCCGCCTTTTTAAGCGGGGAATGTTCGAAAGAAATATCGGGGAACAGTTGGTTATGAAGCTCAAGTAGTGCGTTCGCTCTGGCTGCCTGGTTGTTTTGGCGTAAATCCTCGAGCGCGGTGAGGTTAAGTTGCACAGTATAAATATCGCCGCCCGGGATCGGAGGCAGATTTTCCAGCCTACGGACGTCGTTGCGGCTCATCCAGCCATTTTGCAAGGCCGTGGTGTAATATGCCGCACGCCCAGCGCTGTCAGCGCGAAGTAAACCTTCCACCGAGAATTCGGCAAAATAATCTTCATCGTTTCCGAGCAGGCAGCGCCCTATCTCCTGCTCTATATTGACCAATAGCGGGCGCAGCGTGTTAGTCAGGAATAAAAGGTTCATGCCTTCGACGCTGGATGCCCAGCTGCTTTGCTTGGTCATATGCCCGACCATAAACGGCGGGATCCGGAACCAGCGGCAGATTTCTTCAATACTGAAGGAGCGACTCTCCAGCATCTGTGCCGCCTCGGGGTTCATCGTTACACCCTGATAGGTCATGTCACCTTCAAGCACCATGACTTTACCGGCATTCTTTGAACCCACAAACGTGCTCAGGTTTTGCTTTAAGCGCTCTCTTTGCTCCGCGTTTATATCGGTCTTAGCACTGATAAACCCTGAGTTTTGTATGCCGTTTTCAAAGATTTTCGCGGCAGATTCTTCAACCGCCATGGCCGAACCAATAACATCCCGCCCTATCATCATCGGCATCATGCCGCAGACGCCGTCGAGTCCGAACCCGCGAATGTGCATCATGTTTTTCACGGGGATCTCACGCTTACCGTTTTTATCGGTATAGGTGTATTGCAGTTGCCCGTTATCAAGGCGCTTAACGACCATGTTTTGAGGAAGAAGCGGATTAAGGCCAACAACCTTTTGCCCGATCATCAGTTTTTCGATGAAGGCATTACCCCGCATACAGATGCTAGCCACCAGCATCAGCATAAATCTGGACGGCGTCATTTCTCCATTTGGCTGTTTACAGAGCACTTTATAGGCCTGGTGATCTGTGGCCAGTGCACGCGAACCATCCTTTTCCCGCTTATAAACTTTTAGCGGCAACGTTGAAACTGACTCGCTCAGCAGCCGCACGCAGGCCCAGACGGCGGACAGCATGATCGCCTTATCGACGGTCACTGTTTTGCCGCTGCTGCTGGTACCCATCCACTCCTGCCAAAACGTGCCGGTGGTCAAACTAATAGGTACTCCGAGCCAATTTATAATGGCGCTTTTTACGCGCCCCGGTTGTTTTTTGGATTTCATCAGACACCTATTATTATCGGATCTTCAAAGAAGTCGGTTAAGTCCTGCTTATCATCACCACCATTGACGAGTAACCGGCTTTTGGCGGTGAACAGCGCCACTGGTCCATCGATTTTATTTTCCGGCGTTGATTTATTCGGAAACACGTTGTCGTTTTTGTCAGGCTTAACGGTGACGTTTGACATCATCCACGTCATAACGGGGTTGCCGTCGTGGTGGATCTTGCTGCCGTAGACGTCGGCCTGAACTGACTTCATGGATTCAGAAAGGTTTTTTACCGTCTGGGCAACTTCGACCAGCGGTAATCCCTCTTCGGCTAGCGCCAGGCTAAACTGGGTTGCGCTCCACGGGTCGTAGGCTATTTCTTTCAGGCTTTCACCTTTCACCCAGGCTTCAACCTCGGCTTTGATATAGCCGTGATCGATAACATCACCATCGGTTAAATCCAGATATCCGGCATCTGCCCATTTCCGGTAGAGCTCGGAAATATGCTTCGGTGCGGTTTCCAGTCGCCCTTCTGGGATCCAGAATTTCGACTTGGTGTGGGTGTGACCATTTGGTGCAAGCCACGTTTTAACCGCGGCGCAAATGTCTATCTTGTTGGCTAAGTCGATGCCAACCCAAAGCGGCCAGTTGACCAGTTCTTCATCCGAGGCAATGTCGCCGCACTTATCCCAGCGGTCCATATCCATCCAGGCACTTTCCGCCGTCACCCAGATATTGAGATGCTTGGTGAAAAAGTTCGGGCGCGCGGCGATCTGTTCTTTCGCTTTTTTCGCCAGGCGGCGCATGTCGTCCCATCGTTTACAGATCCCCAGCCCCGGATTTGCTTTCGGCCAGTTATTTTCATCGAACGGGTCGTCGTCTTCATCCAGCGTGTAAATGACAGCAAAATATGTGTCGTCATCAACTACGCCTCGCAGCACTTTTATTGCGTAATCGCGCTGCTCAAAACAGATCCCCTCTTTGTTTGAACCTGCTGTTGTTATGGCAAAAAGCAATGACTGCAGGCGGGCACCGGTGGCCGTTTCTAATACGTCCCAGACATCACGGGTTCGGTGAGCGTGGAGCTCATCGACGATCCCGCAATGGATATTCAGACCGTCGAGGTTGTTCGCATCGCTGGAAAGTGGCTCAAACTTTGAAGCAGTTCTCTCCTGGTGTATGTTCAGTTTTACGTGTCCAAATAGTCTGCCCAGTGTTTGGGGCGCTTTCTTGATCATGTTCTTGGCATCATCAAAAACGATGCGCGCCTGGTCGCGAGTGGTCGCCGCTGAATAGACCTCGGCACCGCCCTCACCATCGGCCCCGGTCATGTAAAGTCCGATTCCAGAAGAAAGCGTAGACTTGGCGTTTTTACGCGCCACCTCGTTGTAGGCGGTGCGAAACCGGCGAACCATGATCGCGTCGCCGTCATCGTCAAACATCTGCTCGCCGGTCATTTCGTCGATCAGAGGAATCACGAACCCGAACAAGTTAATTAGAATGAAGATGTCCCAGGCCATCAGGTCTATCGGCTTACCAGCCAGCGCACCTTTTACATGAGGGACAAAGTTGTAGAAGTCGAGAATGTGCTGGGCGCGATCCTCGTTGAAGTAGACGCCGCGTTCCGGCCCATGCTCTAAATCGTTAAGGAATCGTTGGCACGAAAGCCGTACCAGTTCACCAGCAACAATCTCGCCGGAGAGCACGCGCTCGGCGTACTGGATACCATCCGAAACGGTTGCCATTCATCATTTGCGCTTATTAAGAAATGCTTCCAATGGGTCAGCCTCGGCAGGGCCTTTTGCCCCAACCTTCGATCGGCTGGCGGGTGTCATACCGAACTCTCCCAGCATCGCCCGAATACGTTTCCACGCATCAGATTTCATCACGGCTGCCGGGTGGGCTTTTACCATCTTCTCTCCGGTTGCTGAGGTAGATTTGTAGGTGTAACCCTCTTCAGCCAAAACATCGCAATGGTGTCGATATTCTGTATAGGCCTCGATTAGTAGTTCAAGAGCTTTACAATCCAGCGTTGTCATCACGCCGATAGCGTCGAGCTCATCCCCGATCCGCTTAAACCAGTACTTCCCCATCTTGTCCAAATGCTTCGGAATTGGGGGTACCCCTGAAGGGGGTTTTGGCTCGTTCTTGTTGATGGCTCGCTTTGATGGGTTCCCCTTCACCAAAACTAGGTGTGTCGGGGTTTTCGGTGGTCCGGACATAATCGAAAACTCCTATTAATCGTTTGTTGGGGTACCCCTAAAAATCTTTTCTAACCTGCGGGCGTGTGAAAAAAAC